GTGGATACCATTTCCTTATGTGTTGAAATCCGACATAACTACATATCTGGATGGTGATGAAGATTTAAATAAAATCCTTGCATCGAAAGCTATGTGTCAGGAGATAGTATCCTGTTGTGAAAGCATCATGAAAGAATTACACTCCCGCACATTTCAATTAAAATCATTTATTGAATATGAGAGATTCATTCAAGGTGCATAATGGACAAAATTAAAATCACTAAGTTAAACGAAGCATACATCCACATAGAATGTGAGAGAAACCTTGCTCAGGAACTTAGTGATTTTTTTACGTTCTATGTTCCAGGTTACCAATTCATGCCGGCTTACAAAAATAAATTGTGGGATGGCAAGTTAAGACTTTATGATCTAAGAAGTAATACCATGTATCATGGATTAGTTCCTTACATTGAAAAGTTCTGTGAAGAACGTCAATATGAATTGGAAATGGAATCAGATGTAACCATCACCATAAACTTCTCAGTTGTTGAAGCGGAAAAATTTATTAACCTTTTAAAGTTGCCTTTTGAGGTTAGAGACTATCAATTAAATTCTTTTGTACATGCTATACGCAACAAGAGAATGTTGTTAGTATCTCCGACTGCTTCTGGAAAATCCTTGATCCTATATCTCATTTTGAGATTTGTGCAAGGGTTAAGATACAAGAAAGGCTTATTGATCGTTCCAACAACATCACTGGTGGAACAAATGTTTTCTGATTTTAAATCATATGGTTACGACTCAGAAAAGTACTGTCACAGGCAGTATTCAGGAAAAGACAAGAACACTGATAGTTTTTTAACTATCACAACTTGGCAATCGATTTATAAGAATCCCAAAGAATATTTTGAACAGTTTGATTTCGTTTTAGGTGACGAAGCACACCAATTCAAATCTAAATCTTTGGTAACTATTATGACGGGTACAACTAACGCCAGTTATAGAATTGGTTGTACAGGTACATTAGACGGCACACAAACACATAGACTTGTACTTGAAGGATTGTTTGGTGCAAAATATCAATCAACGACTACTAGAGAAATGATTGATAATGACCAAGCTGCCAAATTCAATATTAAATGTTTAGTGCTAAAGTATCTAGATAGTACTTGTAAAATTGTCAAATCTTTTGACTATCAATCCGAGATTGACTACATAGTTAGGAGTGAAGCAAGAAATCTGTTCATCAAAAACTTGACACTATCATTAAAAGGCAATTCACTGGTATTATTTAATCTAGTGGATAAACATGGTAGAGAATTGTTTAGATTAATTAATGAAGAAAGTGGTAAGAGAAAAGTTTTCTTTGTATATGGAGGTACCGATGTTGAAGTGCGTGAAAGCATACGTTCAATCACAGAAAAAGAAAATGACGCCATTATTGTGGCTTCTTACGGTACTTTTTCTACCGGTATTAATATCCGCAATCTTCATAATATTATTTTTGCTAGTCCTTCTAAGTCTAGGATCCGTAATCTTCAGTCCATTGGTAGGGGACTTCGATTAGGTGATAATAAAGATGAAGCTACACTCTATGATATTGCTGATGATTTCAGAATTGGCAAGGCTATAAATTTTACACTAAAGCATTTTATTGAAAGGGTTAAAATATATGATGATGAAAAGTTCGATTACAAATTTTACAATATCGAGTTGAAGAATGGATAATGTTAAAATAGTAAGGTTACAAAGCGGTGAAGATATCATGGCTGAATTTAGAGAAGATAATGGATCAGGTGAAGTATTTCTTGGTTCACCTATGTCCGTATTCTATAAGAGATTACCTTCGGGTAAGGCCTTGATGTTGATGAGTCCATGGCTTCCAATAGAATTAATTGAAAATAATCATGCATACATATTTGTATCAGACATTCTTACAGTCATTCAACCTAAACAGGTATTGATTAATTATTATGATAAGATTGTCAATGAAACCGAACTAGATGCTATTCAAACATCAAAAGATATAGAAGAATCATTATCAGGTGAAGCTCAAGAATATGAGATGACAGGTGATTCAGGTGATGATATGGAGGAGGATGCATCCTTAGAGGATATGGAATTCATTAAGAAGCAATCTAAGAAACATATACTTCATTAATATCATCATACTCAACACCACCATTCTATACTTGTCAAGGGCCTATATGAGGCAATGATGTATAATATGCTTGACATATACCAAAAAAAGGTGTATCATTATAACATGTTAATAAGAGTGAGACCATGGCAACAAGAAACCCAAAACACTATGTAAATAATCCTGACTTCCTACATTCATTGGTAGATTACCATGAAAGATGCGAAATTGCAAAGGGAGAAGGAAAAGAAGATCCGCCTATACCAGAATATGTGGGTGAATGTTTTCTTAAAATTGCAGAAAACTTATCCCATAAACATAACTTTATTTCATATTCTTTCCGAGAGGAAATGATTTGTGATGGTATTGAAAACTGCATCATGTATTTCCGCAATTTTGATCCAACAAAATCAAACAACCCATTTGCCTATTTTACACAGATCATTTACTTTGCCTTCCTACGTAGGATTGCCAGAGAGAAGAAACAACTATACGTCAAATATAAAGCTACACAACAATTTGGTATATTGGATGAGGGTGAAATGTATGAAGATGAACACGGCAATATGAAACAGTTTGAAATGTATGACAATATTTCCGAGTTTATTGTTAATTTTGAAGAAACAAAAAAGGCAAAAAAGAAAACTAAGGCTAAAGGCCTTGACATATTCATTGAATCTGATGTAGAATCTGATATTACAGAAGAGAAATAAAATGCGGATTGTTATATTAGGAGATACGCATTTTGGAATGCGTGGTGACTCCCTTGAATTTCATGCCCACTATAAAAAATTCTATGATGAGGTATTCTTTCCTTTTTTAGTAGATAATAATATTGGTGTTGTTTACCAGTTGGGTGACTTGTTTGACCGCAGAAAGTTTATTAATTTCAATTCACTATATCTTTCTCGTCAATACTTTTTTAACAAACTTAAAAACCTAAACATAGAATTTCATACATTACTTGGTAACCATGATGTTACCTACAAAAATACCCTTGAGGTCAATTCTTCACAATTGTTACTGAATGAATATCATAATATTACCGTACATGATGAACCTGTTACGGTAACTATTGATGGTGTTGATATTGATATTATACCATGGATTTGTGCTGATAATGAGGTTGAGATTTCCGAATTCATCAAAAATTCAAAATCACAAATTTGTTTTGGGCACTTTGAGATTGCTGGTTTCGAAATGGATAGAGGCAATGTGTGTCATGAAGGCCTTGACAAAAACATTTTAAAGCGTTATGATGTGGTATTGAGTGGTCACTTTCACCATAAATCGTCGGATGGGCAGATCACTTATGTTGGTACACCTGGCGAAATGACTTGGGCAGATTATAATGATTCTAGAGGTTTTCATATTTTTGATACCGACACTCGCGGACTTAAATTCGTGGAGAATCCTTACAGGATGTTTCACAAGATTAATTATGATGATTCAGTCCAAGATTTTGAGCATTGGAAATCATATGATTATGATCAATACAAAGGTTCTTATGTAAAGATTGTTGTATTGAACAAACAGAATCCTTACTTGTTTGATAATGTGCTTGATAATCTTTACAAAGCTTCGCCTTCAGATATATCTGTAGTTGAGGACTTTAGTGATGTGTTGATTGAAAATGATCCAGATATTATAGATCAAGCCGAGGACACAATGACAATACTATCAAAGTATATTGATGGGTTGACAATGAATGTGGATGGAGACAAACTTAAAACTGTTATGCGTGAACTATATGTTGAAGCCTTAAATGTGGAAAATGAATAATGTTGTTGTTTAGAAAGATTCGTTGGAAGAATTTCCTCAGTACCGGTAATTACTGGACTGAGATTCAATTTGACAGAGAGCAGAATACTCTTATTGTTGGTACTAATGGTGCCGGCAAAAGTACTATGCTCGATGCTATTTGTTTTGTTCTATTCAACAAACCTTTCCGTAACATCAATAAACCTCAATTGATCAATTCAATCAATGGTAAAGATTCGGTTGTTGAAATTGAATTTGATATTGGTAATAAATCTTATCGTATCGTTAGAGGCATTAAACCTACAATCTTTGAAATCTATTGTAATGGAGAATTGGTTAATCAAGATGCGGCTCTGCGTGATTATCAGGAATATCTTGAGAAGTTTATTCTTAAGTTGAATTTCAAATCATTCACTCAAATTGTCATTCTTGGTTCAGCATCATTTGTTCCGTTTATGCAATTGAAACCCGGTGATCGCCGGGCTATCATAGAAGATTTATTGGACATTCAGACTTTTTCTGCTATGAATAACATTGTAAAAGACAGGTTAACGAACAATAAAGAACTTACTTCTGAAACCAAATCTAAGATTGAACTGGTATCAAAGACATATAACCTACAGGCTAAACATATTGCTCAACTGAAGCAGAACAACGAAGAAAAACTTACCGAGTATGAGTTTGAGATTGCAAATAACAATACACAGATTGCCACCATAGATGCCCAATTAGGGCACTTGCATACCCAAATTGAGTATTTACAATTATCTGTTTCTGATAAACTTACCGTTGAAGCTAAAATTAAAAAGATTACACAATTGGAATCACAAATTGAAACCAATGTTAATCGTCTAAAAAAGGAAATGAAATTCTTTCAAGAGAATGATGATTGTCCTACTTGCCGACAATCTATCGTCTTAAATTTCAAAGAAGAACAGGTTTCTTCTCTACAAATCAAAGTGGCAGAATGTGGTCATGGTCTGAAACAACTGGAAGATAAATTCAAATCTGAGCAAGATCGCCTCACTGAGATTCAAAATGTGTTAAAATCTATACAAGATAGGCAGGTTAAAGTTGCAACTCTCAATACTACTGTTACCGAAATTAACAAGTATATTGCTAAACTCCAGAAACAAATTTCAGAATTGACTGATACAAAAGAAAATTTGAAAGAAGAGGTTGTTAAACTTACTACCTTGGATGATGAACACCAATCTCTTGAGGCTAAACACCAAGAATTGATTAATGATAAAACCTATTATGATGCGGCCGCTTTATTGTTAAAGGATACTGGTATAAAAACCAAAATCATTAAACAGTATTTGCCTGTTATCAATAAGTTGGTTAACAAACACCTAGCAACACTTGATTTTTTTGTTAACTTTAATTTAGATGAGGCCTTTAATGAAACCATTAAATCTAGGCATCGTGATGAATTTAGTTATGCTAGTTTTAGTGAAGGTGAGAAACAACGTATTGATATGGCATTAATGTTAACGTGGCGTGCTGTTGCTAAGTTGAAAAACTCCGCAAACACAAACCTGTTAATACTTGATGAGGTATTCGATAGTAGTCTAGATACTAACGGTACAGAATACTTAATGAATATTTTGCAGTTGTTGGATGATGTAAACCTGTTTGTAATTTCACACAAAGGTGATATA